TTGCCCGGGCGAAGCAGGACCAGAAGTAACTACAACTGGGATCTGTGGCTGGATGGGCGTGTGCATGAACTGGTCACCGGTGAGGATTTCACTGTCGCTGTGGGCAGTATGCGTGCGATGGCGTTCAGCAGGGCGAAGAAGATCGGTGTACCGGTTCACACGCGCTCCACCGAGAATGGTTTGGCTGTTCAGGCTGTACGTGAATTTGCCAGCAATGAGCAGTGGTAGTCGTACGCGACGAGGATGATAATGATTACACTTTGTACCCCATTGTCGAGGTGCGTTGGGGAACGTACAACGAATGGCATGACCAAGTGTCACAGCAGATAGAGTGGTCTGAGATGCTACGATCAGAGGTCATAGCGTTGAATGCTGCCCGGATGCGTAGACAGATGATACTGGGGGACATACAGGAAATAGAATCAGAGTTATCCTAGGATAAAAGATCGTGGGGGTCGGGGTTTCCCCTCCTTTAACCCCGGCTCCCACACTCACTTAAAGGAGTAAAATGTCAGACAAAACCGAAGAAAAAGATATTAAAAGCGTCGGAGAATACCTCCAATTCTTGCGAGAAGGCGTCCAATACAGCCTCGATTTGCAGTCAAGTTTGTTGCAGATTGTGGGCGATTTCGCCCACGATCAAGGTCACGCATGGGACCGTTTAATGGATTCCATGGGACGCCTCACCGATCAGCCCCCCGAAGGGGACGACGGCCCGACCCTGACCGTCGTCTCCGCCGACGACACGGCTGGCTGACCCGATGTACGGACTCAGGGCATATGACCAGCCCCGTAGGGCTGGTCTATACATATGGCATATGGGGCATCCACCACTCGACACGAAGGGGCTGCTACGATGATGGAAGTGACCAGTGACCGGATCGTCCTCCGCCAGTCATGGCTGGGCACACTGGCGATGTGCCCTGAGCGTGCCCGTCAGGACATGCTGGGCCTCTCTGAGTCGTCAGAGTCAACCAGCACCGCTATCGGTACCGCTGTCCACTACGGGATCGAACAGTGCCTGTCTGAAACGATCCGGACACAGGCACCACTATCGGTGGAGGAAACGGTGGAGGCATCCATGGATGAATGGCATCGGAAGGTGCCGGAGATCGTCCGCTGGAATCATTCGGAAAAGAATGCGGAAGAGATCGTGGGGAAGAACACGGTCGCTTGGTGGGATGAAGTCCGTGCCGATGTACGACCCAAAGCGGTGGAGTGGTTCTTTGAACTGCCACTCGTTGTCGATCAGAAACCGGAAATCTGGTTGCAGGGCACCGTGGACTGTGTGCAGGAGGACGGCCTGCCGATCATCGACTGGAAAAACCCGGGGCGTAAGCCGTCCGCCGAATGGGAGAAGAAACGGTGGTCGGTGCAGGCCGCTGCGTATACGTGGGCTGCCGTCAAGGACGGTATGGCTACCGACCCTCCGGGGTTTGAGTTCGTGCATCTTGTGAAAGGTGATGTTCACAGGACGCTTGTAGAGTATGGACCAGCGGAGTGGGCGAGTCTGGTTGCGCTGGCCCGCTCTGCTGGTACCCTAATATCCGCTGACCTGCCGGTATGGCCGTTGAATATGACGGGCTGGCATTGCTCCCCCAAATGGTGCGGGGCATGGTCTACCTGTAGGGGTAGGTTTGCGGGACCAGATCCATGGAATCAACTATAAGGAGCAACACCATGGTAGCAGCAAAAAGTAATGATATCAGAGTTACGGTGACACGCCGCAGTGTGATGCAGGTCGCACCTTACGAATCGGAAGAAGCATCGTCGTCGGTGGAGTTCTCCATGGACGCTGGTGCTTCGGCGGAAGAGGTCATGGGTGAGCAGTCAGCGTGGAGTGACAGGCTCGCTACCGCCAACTACGAGTCGTTGGGTATCGGCTACGAGATCACGGAGGTGGCGGTACGACGGTTGCAGAAAAGCGTTCCCGGGGGCAACGAGAGTCCTGCCGTGGCTGCTGCCCCGACACGGGCACCCGCTACGTCCGGAGGTGGTGCGCAGGACGATCTGTGGCGCGACGTGATGAACAACAACAGCAAGTGGTTTACGAACTGGCCGGAACAGTTGGAGGGCGGCGAGAACCCGAAGCGTCCAGCGTACCGTCGATCCGCTGACGGTAAGGGACTGTGGTTGACACGCAAGGACGGGTCGGCAAACTTCCCGAACTTCTTCGTGTGCCCCAAGACCGGCAAGACCGGTGAGGCCCTCACAGAGATCGGTAATCAGATCAGTCAGAAGGTGTCCCGCTAGAATTGTCTTAGGATAATCTGATGGCAACCATACTTTCCGAAGGGGAAGTGGCTTTACGTTTGGCTGATGCGATAGCCCGATCAGGTGAAGGTGAGCCTCTCCCAGAGGTGATCGACACACCTAAGGGACCTAAACGGTTTCCGCTCACCAGCACAGTTGTTGACAGTCTCGTGGGGTTCATTCAGAACCCCACGGAACGCTGGTATCTGGGTTTCCCAGAGTTTGATCTCGCCACCCGTGGTGTAGGCCGGGGTGAAGTGATGATGATTCTGGGCAGATCCCACACCGGCAAGTCGCAGATCCTGCTGAACAGCATCGTCTGGAACCTAGTCAACCACCATGACACACATGCAGTCATCTTCTCGTTGGATGAACCACGCGAACTCGTGTTGATGAAAATGTTCTGCCTGTTGAAGGGGCGTTCCTCTGAGGATGTGGAAGATGCCATCAAAGCGGGCGACAAGGACACCTTGTCGGATCTGGAACGTGCAGCGACACAGGAACTGTCCCGTGTAGCGATAGTTGATGAGGCAATCCATCTTGACGAGATGGCTCGTGTTCTTGATGAGGCACGCGCGTGGTGGGGGTGCGACCCGAACTTTTGCATGATCGACTATCTGGAACTGCTGCCGGGCGGTGACGCTGACGCTGCCGGTGTCACCGGTAAAGCGCAGGCTGTGAAACGGTGGGCGAAAGAGCAGCGTGTCCCGTTGGGGCTGGTGCATCAGTCGGGGCGTGGAACGTCACCACCCGGTTATGCGGCAGGCTTGTACGGTGGCCGGTACGGTGGTGAACATGAAGCGATCTTCGTGCTGGAGGTGTACCGCAAGAAGGACCGCAACGATCTGTCCCACTGGGAGACGCAGTACCATGAGAACAGTATCAACCTGAACTTGTGCAAGAACAAGCGTACCGCTAAGGTACTGGATCAAACCTACTATATGGATCCGGTGTGCGGTCACGTACATCCTTACCATGAAGAATTGATACCGGATACGACCCGCACGTAAACATTATGGACAGAACTCCTGCAGCAGACACGGTTAGCGGCTTCGCTTCTCTCTTTCAGGGGGGCAGCATGGCGCAGTCTCTGTCCGGTGGCGGCTTCTACCCGATGGAAAACCCTGACGGGTCTTTTTACGCTGCCACCGGAGAAGCCTATCTGAGGGCCGTAGAGGGCCACCTGTCCAAAGATGGAGAAGGTATAGGCGTGTATCCTCTCATGGAGGCACACGGCCCGGAAGGGGCCTTAGAGGGCTTCACAGTGTGGTGGGGGTGTGTGGACTGGGATGAGGGTCGTGAAGAGTCCCTCGTTCACGCCCGGAACGTACACGAAGTACTCGCCCAGATAGGTATTGTCGGTTGGGTGGAACGTTCCCGATCCAAAGGCTTCCACCTGTGGGTGTTCTTCACCGAACCACTCGCTGCACGGACAGTACGGGACGGGCTGATTGGTGTATGCAATGTGGTGGGGGCACCCACCAAAGAAGTCAACCCGAAACAGGTATCGCTCGTTGGGAAGAAGATAGGTAACGGGATGCGGCTCCCGTACCCGGCGTTGCGTGAACCCGGACAGAACGAAATGCTCAACCCGAAAGCCATCTACTCGCAGATCCCCCTCGCAGACACATTCGTTGCAGAAGCGTTACAGACACGGATCACCGAAAAACGGTGGAAGGCAGCAGTCGCACTGTACAAGGGGAACGAACCGGCACCGGTACGACGCGCCTCATACAGTTACACCGGCAGCAGGTTGACTGGCGCGGCGGAAGCAATCCGCCGCAACGGCCCCCGCATCACATCGGACAAACCCCACGGGGACCGCTCCGGCACACTGTTCAGCCTCGCATGCCACATGATCCGTCAAGGATACAGAGACGGCGACATTGCCAAAGAACTCAGAGAAGCCGACGGCGACTGGGGAGGCAAATACGCTAAACGGCCCGACGGTGGCGCCCTCCTAGACACCCTATTAAGCGCAGCCCACAAGAAAGCATGGTCCGATAGTGAAAAGTTTCTCCGTGAAAATCAGTCGCCGCCCCAAAGTGAAAGCACGCCCCCGGCATAACAAGAGGGGGCAGGTTTTCACACCGAAAGGGACACTTGACGAGGAGAAAGAAATAGCGGCCGCATGGCGGCACGCGAAAGGAACCCTGTTTGAAGGACCAGTAGAGGTACACCTCGCATACACCCCGACCGAGACACTACTGACCGTTCAAGAATCCCCCCACGACGCACGCACCCTCAGAGGAGACTTGGACAACTACGTGAAACTCACATTGGATGCCCTGAATGGTGTAGCGTGGGCTGACGACGGGCAGGTCGTCCGCATACTCGCCGTGAAAGTAGACTCCCTTGATCCTGATTGAACTAGAAGCATGGGAATACGAATGGGCATCCCACGTCGGCGCCCGACGGTTTATAGAAAACTGGGGCAAACGAGACGCCCCCCACTACGACAAGAAACGAATGGAAGACGACCGCACCGCACAGGTCGCAGCATGCGTTGGTGAACTAGCAGTAGCGAAAGCCGTCAACCAGTACTGGTCCGGGCATGTCTGGCACAAATCGGTACACAAAGACTACAAGCACATCCCAGACGTAGGCACCAATATCGAAGTCAGGCGTGTACGGACAAGCACCAACGCTGCCGTACGCAAACGGCAACTAGGCAACAAACTGATCCTGTTTGTTGTACAACCCGTCCCCCCCGAGTTCCGCACCGTACAAATCTTAGGGTGGATCAACCATGACAGGGCGTGGAAGATTGGAGAACCCTCCGGGTATGATCCGGAAGGAACCCGGCTAATAGCCGAAGAACACCTCACGTCTGTGGTAGACTGGAAGGGTTAGTTCAGCAGCCAAGCAGCCACAACATTAGGCTACCTTGGATGCGCAATGCCCAACGTAAGAGAATTCCCGTACCCCCCCAACCAAATCGAATACCTTCGTGTCGCAAATCATCGGCAGCCACAGATGACTACCAGATCATTAACAGATTTGGAAGTCCTGATGCAGTTGGCACCCGGAGCCGAATGGTGCGTCAGCATACCCTCCATCGTCAGCACCCTAGAGTTGAAAGAAGCCGTAGGGGCCGCCATCGACTCACTGTCACCCGAAGACAAATACATTATTGAACAACTACTGGTGCAGGGAAACTCTCTACGTAAACTAGGTTACGTACTGGGCATCCCGAAAACGTCGCTGGCGCGACGGCGAGACAAGATACGGCAACAACTCGTGATCAAACTTGTAGCCAACCCTAAAGTACAGAACTGGATACGGACCTAGTTGTCTTCCGGAACGCTAGTCATGCATTGACGGATCATCCCCATCAGGGAAGTAATCCACACACCCCAAGCGTACGTGGCGTCCTCAACACCATCAAGGCTGGCGTGAAACGCCGCCAACAACATTTCAGCCTCATCCTCGTTGAACACGAGTAGCAAACCGAGCAGCCCATCGTTAGCCCACTTGGCGTGGGTGCCGTCCATAGTGTCAAACAGGTGGGCGTCCTCCTGCAACGCATCGTAGATTTCTTTCTCTACGGTACGCCCCTGTTCGCTTATGAAACGCTCCCACCGCGCATCAAGGTCGGCATCATCCATTATCAGTCAACCTGCGATGCTCTCCACAACTGGTACAGTACTTCCATTCCCACTCAGGAGGCCAGAAGTTGGGACCGTTGATTCGTTCGGGTGTCTTCCAGTCGTGGAAATGGTCCATGACTACCCCGTTACACGATCCTGAGCGTAAGTCTTAACGACACTGAGAGCCGCAGCAGCAGCCGCGACCAGAGCCGTCTTGGCCGACGCCAAATCGGATATGATAAACACCGCTAAGAACGCTTGGGCGAAAGTCCATGCCGCCCGTTCCAACATGTTGCTCACTTCTTCTTCCCCTTGTTAGACCGTTTGGAATAATCGTACGCGATAGCCGACGCCTGATCCCTAGCGTAACCCTCAGAAATCAACTTGCCGATATTGCGTCCAATAGTAGCCTGATCCTTGCCCCGCTTCAAAGGCATGATCAGTACCCGGGGCGACGTGGCCTCTTCTTACCAACCATCGTCAATCCCTCAAAGCCTTGCGGACACCAGCCTTCGACGGTGACCCGACAGAACCAATGCCGTCACCCCGCACCACGCTGGTGACCAAAACCTGTCCGGCCTTAACCTTCTTCGGTGTTGAACCATCCCTGTGCATGACGCCTACTTCCCG